GCATAAGGTCTTACCCTCTGGGGCGATAATAGCCGTACGGATTAATTGTGAGAGCGTATCGGCTACATCCCCATACAAGAGTTCTAGCCCTACACGATTACGATGTGTCACGAGGGAACGTGCGACATCAAGCGTTTCGATGTAGTTTCTTGGTAGATTTTGGACCTGTATCAGTCGTCCGGCCCATCGTCCAGTACGGTTGGCTCCGTAGAACTGTAACACGCCTCTGAGGCGATAATCTGACCCCCAGGACTCTTCCATCTTGACGTATTTCGATACTGAGGACTTGGCCAGTTTCTTACGTAATGCAAGTACACGTTTGGCCACCTGGTTAATGTCACTCTTAAGAGCACTATCAACGGTATCCTTAGTAAGGTTTGGAAGATTCGCCCCTGTGTTGGTGTTAATCCAATTGAGTAGGGCTTGTGTAGAATTAGGATTGGCCAAGCGTGTAATTTCCTGGGCTTCCTTTGTAAGGATGTTCGTGTTTTCTTCATCGATACATAGCGCTCCGAGGACGAGGTCATGGTCGATGAGTACACCACGATTATTGATTTCAATATCGATGTACCAATCGTTCCATGTCTCATCGGGTACAGGGAACGACGCGAGCCGTTTATAGCATTCCATTTCAGTGACTACGTCTTGTCTGTTATATTCGACATAGGTTCGCCACTTTTCAGGCTCATGATGTGGAAGGTTACGAGTTCGACCGCCGTTAGATTTAGTCGGGTTACAAGGAATACTAAAATACCGGATTAAAGCCTTGCCAGCTTTATCTTTTAACTTATCTTGCGGTAACCCGAGTGCTACACCTAACTTAGCAAGGCCCATAGGATATCCTAAATAGGCTCCGTGTATCATCGTACAGTGCCATTGACGTAATGGAGTAACATATCCGGCCTTATTTAGACAGGTGATTTCAAACTGTGCATTATAGGCATGTTTAATGACGTCCGGATTTTTCAAATCTTGAATCACCTCATCAGGAATTGTTTCACCTTGTGCTAGATCCACAACTTCAACCTGGCCAAAGTCATACGCGTATGCGAATAGGAGGATTGAAAAATCCTCCGCTTCGACATATTTGTAGACCCCTGCGCCGATGTCATTGGATGAGAATGTTTCGATATCAATGTTTAAGTGGCGCATAATGGCCCCCCTATTACATTGGAAGACCAGTAACAGGGTTGATAGCTGGAACGGCTTCAGCACCACCGAATACATTTGCCGCGCTACCTTGAGGCGCTCCGAATACGGATGCAGCGGATGCCGGTTGGCCACCTCCAAGAGGTTCACCATCACGTACCTTTTGTACAGGGCCTAAACCGGCGGAGATACCAGAAGATTGGTTATTGTAGAAATAGAAGTTAACCAATACGTTGGCATACATGCCAGAATATACTTGGCCAGGTTCAGTAAGGGGCTGACCTTGAAGGTCGACTACTTCCGGCTTGAACTTCATGGATTGAGATGCGTTGAACACGTAATGCCCTTTACATTCAGGGCCGTATTCTTTACCGCCTGGCGTGTAGCCATCGCCATCGTGAATTGGTGTTTTAGGCTGAGCCGGAACTTTGGCACCATGTTTCACACGAGCATCAGCAATTGCTGCTTCAATAGCTTGAGTAATCGCTTGAACTTGTGCGGTGTCAGATTTAGGTACAAGGATCATAGCGCTATATTTGGCCTCACTAAAATTGTTAGGGTTTGTATATGGTTCAAGTAAATGAACAAAGGATAAACGTACGTTTTGTAAAAGAACTTCTGTTGGTTTGCATTGGAATGCCATAATTAGTTACCTCCATTATTGGTGTTAAATACTTGCGCCGCACTAGGTTGGTTCGTGATACGTGGGCGCTTATCCGTATCAACTACAAGAGTAGGTTTGCCTGGGTTCTTAACGACCTGGTCGCCTACGAGTTCATTAAATTCTTTCTTACCGATAGCCTTTTCGATTTGAGCCAACGTAAGAACCTTACGTTCATAGAGGATAGATTCATCTACCCCACCATTGATAAGGGTTTGAATAGCGGTATCGCCATCTTGGAACGCTCTGGAGCCTCTGCCCTCTACAGCTTTCCAACCTGGCACCTCCGCACCGGCTAAGGATTCAGATAATGCGTATTCCTTGATATCTTTGTACCAGGATTCGATATCCTGGCCATGTTCTAGGTATGTACCTAGTTCTTCAAGGCTAATCAGACGAGGGTCTTGGTTCGTGAATACGTGCATCGCATCAAAATGTTCACATCGTGTTCTACATTGAGCCTTTGCTCTACAGAACCCGCACCAGGCACCGGCCTCAAACGTGTGGCCTTCCATTTCGTAGGCCTCCTTAGCCTTTGGCGCGACTACCTCCTCACCCCATTTACGAAGGTTATCGGAGGACATTTCAAACTCGGAAATGTTGTTAACACGAGGCTGTACAATGGTCATCTTGATAGTATTAAACTTATACAAGAGACTGTAATCGTGCATCGCACCGAGGGCGTATAGCATCATTTGCGGGTTATGATCCGCATCAACTACAACACCTTTGCCATGTTTATAGTCAATAATGTGGAGCGTATCACCGGCCAAGATAATGCAGTCAGCGGTACCAAAGCCTTCAGGTACGTATTGGCTAAAATCAACACGCTTTTCGATGACTACCACAGGAGCGACCTTGTAACTTAACATGGTGGACTTGATGTATTCGAGATACACGTCTGTAGTTTCGTCCATTTCAGGTGCCCATAACTCATTCTTTTTGATTTTGTTATACGCCCTGGTGTAAGTACCTTTCGCCATTGCCGTAGTGTATTTTTTCAATTTCAATTCACATAGTTCATGTGCGAGGGTGCCTTCCTTTGCATATTCTGATGTAGTATCAGGGAAGGTCGCCTCTAATCGAGGCGCCCCTGTGCAGTGTAACCACCTGTGCGCACTTGATGCGCTTAGTAGCGCATGGCTAGCCATTAGATTCGAGCCCCCATGTTGCGAAGGTCAACTACGAGATTAGGGAATTGATCCTTTGGAAGTTCAGGAAGGCTGGCCACTTTGTACTTTTGCATTAACCCAACGATTTCATTCGTGCGACCTGCATCCATTAATGGTTGCAACGCTACTTGAATTTCTTCCAACGTGTATTCCTTAACCGGCGCTACAGGTACAGCCGGTGTAGGCGGTGCTTGCGTTGGTTCTGGAGTCGTTGGTACCGACACAGATGTCGGTACCACAGGCGCTACTGTAGCAGGTTGAGCGACTGGAGCCACCGGTGGAGCTTGGACTGTGGCGGGTACCACAGGAGCTGTGGGCGGTTCTTCCGTCGTAGGTATATTACTGTAGCTGAGGAACAATTTAAGTTCTTCACAAAGGGATACATAATTTTTTGCTTCAAAAGTAATTCTGATCATGAGGAAATCCTTTCTAGTTAATATCTAAATAATGCCATTAAAGTGTAACAGCATGAGAATACAAACACCTAAGATGATGAATACGACTTGGCAAGCTCTAGCCACCCAGGTATCAATCTTAGTAAGTCGCTCCGTAGCAATCTTCCTACGCTTAGCCTGTTCTCTTAGAGACTTACTTACATCCCACGGACTAGGTGGAGCGGTTTTACGCGCTTCAGTTGAAAGCAACTGCTCTATTGCAGTATCTTTCACAATCCGTTTTCTTCTATTTTTCCGAGCCATTCGCATCACCCCTAAGATAATTTTTGATTCGGCTTCGTAAAGCCTGGCTTATCGATAAATTCCATAATCGCCCCGCATACGGCTTCCGCAAACTTGTGCGGATCATGGCTATGGCCATGAGCGATTGAGACAACTGCACTAGCGAGTAATGCGGCTAATACTGTTTTACATCCTACCGATGTGGCGCATTTACACCGGCAGGTGCTCATATCCTCCGCTAAGAACATATCAATGTTGAGCGTGTAGGGTGCGATCTTCTTCATAGAGACCTCCTAAATACGACGTTGCGCAGCAACTTCTTGCGTTAGCTCATCCACTAAGCGTTCCAACTTGCTGATACGGCTTTGTGCATCCTTAGCCTCAGCGATGTAATCAGAACCTTTACCGGTCTTAAATGCAAGATTAATGGTGTACTGGTTTTCACCGCCTAATGTAGCGCCGAAACCAACCATAATACGTTCATTAGGGCGATAGAATGCGCCCAATGCCACTGCGTTAGCGTTGCGGTAATGCCCATAGCTAATCGCAAAAGATGCTTTATCATTACGATTAAAGTCGAGTGGATGCAAGCCACTTAACGCAGCACTAGATGCCCCCAACTTGTTAATGCGTTGGTTTGTAGTATTGATGCGGTTGTTAATTTCACCGGCCATGTTGTATTGGCGGTTTTCCAAATTCGTGATACGTGTTTCGTGATTAGCAGATGTATCTTGAAGTGTGCTGATATCAGATGTATTAGTACGCACCTTTGCGCCTAACGTGTTAATTTCATCGTATGCAGCGTACAATTGGGAGCCGTTGACCGCGTCCAAGCTGTCAGCCTCAACACGTCCTGCGCTCACGTTTTGAAGTTGTCTATTGTACTGAGCCACGCCACCTGCACCTGTGCGAGCTTTGGAGCCAAAGGATACGACCGCGCCTGGTTGTTCGCCGGCAAAGATATGACGTGTTCCATTAAGGTCTACGCCGTCAACCCCTACCGCATCATCGGTCACCGCGTTGGTGCCGATGGCAACGGAATTTGCACGATCGGCTATTGTGTTGTTGCCAAAGGCTATGGCGTCAGTGGCTAAGGATTTGGCGTGTATGCCAAACACTAATGCACCTTGGCCATTAGATTCAGAGTTAGAGCCGAACACGAGTTGTTCCTTTTGGGAACCAATTTTGTTGTTGTAGCCTACTACGGCGGACTGGCCACCTGCTACGGTGCCATTGTTAGCGCCAACCGCGACGGAGTTTTCTCCGGTCACGTTGTTGGAGCGACCAAAGGCCACAGAGCTTTCACCGGATACGAACGCCCCATTACCGATGGCCACGCTGTCGTAACTAGCTGTTCGCGCCTGGTTACCTATCGCGATAGTGTACTCCACTAGGCTTTCGGCGTGAGACCCAAAGGCGAAGGAGTTACGGCCGGATGCTTTTGCATTATTGCCACCAGCAAAGCCGTTTTCGCCGGAAACCGTATTATTCGTACCAAAGGCGATGCCGTTTGGAGCAGATACTGTATTTTGAGTGCCCGCGATGAAGGCGGATGTAGCGTTTGTAGTTGTTGTATTATTCGTACCAATCACTAGGCTTGCATCACCATTAGCGGTGCCGTTAGGGCCTAAATTACTACCTTGTGCGAATACATTAACCGCTAGCGCGGAGATTGCGAGCGTGGATACAATTACTTTCTTGTTCATAGTTGATTTACCTCGTATAATATAAGTGTCAAAATTATTTTGATGTGGCCGTGTCAGTAGTTCCAGTACTGATGCGGTCGTTTTCTTTTGGGCGCTTAAGGATATCAAAATCCGA